GAAAGAAAAATAGAATACTATGACAGTATCTTATTTTAAAATAGAAAGCAAAAAGATAATTGAAACTGGAGGATAAAATGAAATCAGTACTAAGTGTTAAAGAAGCAAGTACATTTCTTCAGATGGATGAAAAAACTTTAAAAAGTGGTCTAAGAAGTGGAACTTTGAATATAGGAAGTGCAATAATTACAAAAATTACAAATAATAAACCAAGGTATAAGTATCATATACCTCTTAAAAAAGCTGAAGAATATATGGGAATTAGTTATAATGAATTTTTAAACAGGGAGCAATAGTATGAAAATGAGAAATCCTAATGGATATGGTTCTGTGATAAAACTTGGCGGCAAAAGAAGAAAACCTTTTGCCGTTAGAGTTACTACCGGCTGGGATAATAACGGGAAACAGATTTATAAATATTTAGGAACTTTTGCTACTAAAAAGGAAGCTGAACATCATTTAGTTCATTATAATGAAAATCCATATAATATAGAAATTCAGAGCATTACTTTTTTAGAAGTATATGAGAAATGGAAAAATGAAAAATTTGAGACAGTAGGACATTCAGCACAGTTAGGATACATTGCAGCTTTTAAGAAGTCCGAGCCTTTACATTCTATAAAATTCGTAGATTTAAAGGCTTCACATTTACAGGAAATTGTTTTAAATCCTGATGTCAAATACGGAACAAAAAGAAAAATAAAAGTTTTATTCAACCAGCTATACAACTATGCTATGAAAAATGACATTGTCTCAAAAGACTACAGTAAATATATAGATATTGGGAAAAATACTGAAGAAAATGACAGAAGACCTTTTACATCTGAAGAGATTGAAAGATTATGGGAATTAGTAAAAGAACATGAATGGATAGATACAATTTTAATCATGATTTACACAGGATTTAGAATAGGAGAACTACTGGAAATTAAAAACAGTGATGTTGATTTAGAAAACAGAATTGTTAAAGGTGGTTTAAAAACTGAAGCAGGGAAAGACAGAATAGTTCCCATTCATTCTAAGATAATAGATTTTATCAAAGAAAGAATGAATCCTGAAAATGAATACCTTATAGTAAATTCCAAGGGCGAACAGATGAAGTATAACAACTATTACAGAGAAAAATTTGAACCATTAATGGAACAACTGGGAATGAAACATAAACCACATGATACACGTCATACTTTCGCAACTCTTTTAAGTAATGCGGAAGCAAATAAGACTTCAATAAAAAAATTAATTGGTCATAATAGCTATACTACAACTGAAAAATTTTATACTCATAAGGATATTGAAGAGTTAAGAAAAGCGGTGGAAAAGATATAGAATTTTGTATATTGTCTGTATATTGTTTGTATATTGTAGGTATACCGTTCTATACTTTTCTATACCTTTTCCAAAATAAAAACCCTTGAAAAACAATGTTTTCAAGGGAATATGAAATAATAATATTATCTTTTTGAGAATTTTAAGCAATGCCTAAACTATCATAAAAACTGTCGTTATCATTTTTTTGTATATTATATGTATATTGTAATTTTTTATAAAAAACTTACAAGTGCTACAACACAAGTAAGTCATTTTAAATCATTTTACAAAAGACATCCAGTTTTATTTTATCAAATCTTTTTTAAAAAATCAAGGAGTGATAAAATGAAAAAACTAAAAGAAAAGAAAATTGGAATCTTGAAGGAGCTAAAAATATCAGATTTAAAGGAAATGAAGCTTGACGATCTTAAAATATTGAAAATTGAAATTGAAAAGACTATAAAAGAAAAAGAGAGCTAATTGCTCTCTTTTTAGATTTATCCTTTCACAAAACTAGTTAAATCTTGTAAAAACTCAGTTGTAAGTCTATCAACACTATTTATTCTCTTATATCTTTTATCTCTCTTGCTGTAAATAAAAACATTTTTTCCCTCTGTTTTATAATCATGTCTATTTGCTAATTCACAATTATTAAATATATGTATTTCTATTCCTTTTTCAGTTTCTTTGTCAAACTGTATTGCTTCGTTTCCTGTCTTGTAATAATCATGATTTACTATAAAGTCTTCAATTTCTTTTAACGTTTTCATATTTTTCACTCCTTTAGTTTTTATTATTCAAAGTAAACTCCCCACCAACTCATTTCTTCGTTGATTTCCTCGAATGCAGATTCTAAATCTTCCATATCCTCTGCTTTTTTAATATTTTCTTTTATGTCGTTTTTAAGTCCTGTAAAGTCTTCCCACTGGTTTCCTTCTTCTTCCAACCAGTCTAGTAAGTTATCTAAATTATTTGTTAAATATGATTTTATTTCTTCCAACGTTCCTTCTTTTAATACTCTTTCTTCTCCATTTTCCTTAATCAATGCTTTCATTTTCCTCACTCCTCTGATTTTATATTTTTATTATACCTCATTTTTTATCATTTTCAATAATGCTTCTGTTCTATTTCCACCTATTTCATCTAACTTTTTATATATAAGCTCTTTTTCTTCCTGTGTTACTCTGAAACTTATATTTTTATTCCGTTCTCTTCCAGTTGCTTTTCTGCCTACTTTCCAATTCGGCGTTTGCCCTTTTTTTACACCTCTTGCTTTTATTTTTTCCATCTCTCCTCCCTCTTGCCTTATATATCTATTTGTGATATAATTTTTGTGTAGGAGGGCTGGCAAGCTACCCTCCATTAAATGTTTTTTATTGCCCTGCTATTTGTCCAGCAGGGCTTTTATTTTGTCCTCTGCTTCCTGTACCCTTTTGAAACAATTCCTGTTCTATTACCATTCCTGTAAGAATACGTTGAGTCGTTTGAATATTCTCACCATAGCTGTCCAGGGTTTTTCCGATTAGCTTTAGATTCATACCTTCCATTGTTCCTCCTTTCTGCTACTTGCCTTAGCTGTTTGCCTCTTCCCCCTTACAAGAATAGTATACTACAATTTTATAAAAATGTCAATACCTTTTTTATAAAATGTTTTTATTTTTTTCAAAATTTTAAAATAATGGTAATTTCTACAAAAAAAATATACCTAAAATATACCTAAAAATATACTTTTCATTGCTTGTAATTCCTATAAAATAAGAATTTTATGAGATGTATATGAATACCGTATTTTAAAAAAAGGGTACAAAAAGTACCCTAATTTATCAATTCTTTTATGTGAGCTACAAGTTCATTTTCTATTGTCTGCATATGATCCTCGACTATTCTTATAGCTCTTTCATATAATTCTTTTTCATCCATGCCATCCTCTTTTAGTCCTTCCAGGATTTGCACAATAATATTCTTAGTTTCTGAGAATTCTTTTTTTATAATGTCATGTATCATTTTGTAAGTAATACCCTCGATGATATCGTGCATTTCAGTTTCAAAGTCAATCAGTTTCCTGTTAAAAAAAGTGTCAATTTCTTTATTGATTATTGACCAATTTTCTTTTAAATGATTTTTTTCAATATACTTGACTATTTTTTTCTGAATTGCCCAACGAATTTCCTGCACTTGAAATATTAATATTTTTTCCAATGCTTTTCCTGTCACTTTTTCAGTTCTCAGTCTTTCTTCAAGCCGATTGAGAACTTCAATCAACTTCTCATTTTGACTGATAAGAGTTGTTCTCCTATTTTCAGCATATTCTAATTTTACTAATATTTCTTCATAATATTTTTTATTGTCCTTAATCATTAAGTCAAATATGGTCTTTGCAAAATAAAGAAATATCCCACAGACCACTACTGTTATTCCCAAGTCAGCAATTTCCTTAAAAAACATTGAAACCTCCCTCCAGTATTACTTTCTGTCTAGATAGTAAATAAACCCAGCACGTGCCAGCAACTCCCTATCGCCTTTAAAATTGTCACGATAGTTAATATCAGCATATATGTTAGATCTTGAATAATCACGCTTGTAGTCAATAATATTGAAGTTCAGTTTATTATTGTCAGTAGCAGAGAGTTTTCCACTCTCTACCACTTTTTCAATTACCTTGTCAATTGCTTTTTCCGTTGCCTGTTCAGTTACTTTTTCTATTTTCTCTCCGACAGTAGCTCTTATTCTTCCTCCACTGCTGTCGGCTTTGCTAAACCCTCCTGCTTATCCTCATTTAGCTTTCTTTCTATTTCCCTTGCGATAGCATTTTCATCTATCAATTTATCTATTGTTGGTCTCTGTTTTTCAGGGAACATTTTCAGAACTCTATTCTGAACAGTCAGAACAGCTTGAACTAATCTCTCACGATTTGGCTTGATGCCTTTCAGCATGTCTCCGTAAGCTATTCCTTGTGGAATAAACTTAAGTATATATTTTGATATTTTTCTTTTAAGCAAATACTTATGCCCATTAATTACAATTAAAGATAATCCCCTTGCTATCAGTCCGGCTAATGCTACCGCCACTAAATTTGTTAAATTTGCTCCAAATTGATTTAATACGTTTGTTATTATGTTCATCATTTTACATCTCTCCTTTAAAATAATTTTTTACTGCTGACACATAATGTTTTGCCAATTCTTTTTTTGTTTTTTCCAGCACTTCCATGTCTTCCTTATTTGTTATAAATCCACTCTCGACTATGACGCAAGGTGTCACAGTTTTTCTCAATAAAGTAGCTCCTCTATCTGCATAATCACGAGGTAATATTTTTCTATCTTTCAAGTGAGTTGCTTCAATATTTGCTTCTTGCAAAAATTCCGCCAGTTCCTTGCTCTTTTTTGATTTGTGCCAAAATAACATTTCAGCACCTGTAGCTGTCTTATCAGCTGCATTCAAGTGAAACGATAGTGTCACATCACCTTTTTCTGATATAGCATTGATTTTTTGGGGTAATGTTGAATAATATTCTTGATACACTACTCTATAATCTAATCCTTGCACCTTGCATTCAGGAACAATATAATTGTTCACAAAATCTTTATTCCATTCATGTTCAACAAAGCCGTTTCCACAAGCTCCTGTGTCTTTTCTAACTCCACCATGACCTACGTTTAAAATAACTTTACTCATTTTAAAACATCTCCTTTAAATATTTTTCTTTTATGTCAACACGATTTAACCATCCTGTTAAAAAGTCTTGTTGAGTTGGATTGCATTCTACAATAGAGTGATAAAATTTTCTTTGCAAATTATGATAATTTTTCAAAAATTCTTCAGATTTCCCTTGTTCTTCCACTTCATTCAAGGCTTTTATAGTCTTGCTTCCAAAAATACCATCTACAACTAAATCGTATCCAAAATAGCTATTTAATGTCACTTGTGCCTTTTTAGTTGCCCATCTTCCTGAGTTAAAACTCCAGTCACATATTGAAAGTGCGACCTTATCATTTTTCACTTCATTTAAATGATGTTTCAGATAATATCCTTTTTCAAGTATTTTTTTTGCAAAATCTTGTGTTAAATTTTTCATAGAGCCATTATATCCGTTTCTTCTTGCTTCATCTTTAGTGACTCCCCATGTTGTTTCTCCTCCTTTATCATGCTTATCGTTAGTATAACCACCCTCGACAGCCAACATAAAGCTAAAAATTTTATCAAATCGGTCCATTTATACCACTCCCTTTCCTAGTTTTTAAAAAAGTCATTTACATCAAGCTCTAACAACTGCTCTATGCTGTATCTTTCAAGTCCTGTTACTGCTGTTTGTTCTGCCATGTCTGCAACTTGAATAATATCTTGTATTTTTTCAGCTAAAACTTTTAATTCCACTTTGTTTAACTCAACAAATTCAACTAAACCTTTTCCATTTTGTGCTTTCACTTTTTCTATTTTGTCCTGTTCCAGCACCCACATCAGAGATATTTTTAGAGACAATCTGTTTCTGTTTTTCTCATTGTTCTCAAATGTGTATTTTTTGCCATTTTTATCAACAGAAATTGCCTGATTCAAGTAGTTAGATTTCGCCTCCGCCAAGTCCTGTAATAATTTCTTTTTTAATTCATTCTTTTTACTTTCTAATAAAGAGTTGTCAATTTTCCATGTGTTAGTTGTTTTATCCCATGTAGACCATTCGTTTGGCTTTGCAACTCTTTTAACAGATTTAGTTTTTCCGTCTAAATACTCTCCGTCTGCTAAAAAGAGTTTTCCTGCAACAATCTGTTCATACTCATTCATTTCCCTTAGTTCTCCTGTTACTTCGTCCAATATAGGATTTAAAAGCAATGATGTCGCAAATGCCATTGTTTTAGGATCCCAGTCCGGGAAAAACAAGTTAGGATTTTCTTTAAAACGTTCTATTCCAGCTGTCATTGGTTGTGCTATTAATTGCAATGTATCTTTTTCATAAATATAAATTATCATTATTATTCCTCCTAAAAACCAATTTTCTTCCTCATTTCAAGCAATTTTGACTTTTTTTCTACTGCAGTAGTTTTCCTTATATAATGTTTTTTTGTAACATCTACTCCTGAATGATTTGCAAATTCACTCGCTAAGTCAATTCCACCAACTTCTGCTAGTAGATTAATGCTTGTTTTTCTCAAACTGTGTGGATATAAATTATCTATCCCAACAAGTTTTCCTATTTTTCTTACTCTATCTCTTATAGTGCTTTTACTCATTTGCTTGAATATTCCTCTATATTTAGTAACAAATAAGTATTCAGCACT